GTATTCTCTACATTCATTCCGAATTACTCTCAGGTGCTCTAATGAATCTAGAGTTTCTACTTTTAACAAATAATGATTTTTGATCATTTTGATTGTTATTTGGTTAATTAAATTATTATACAAAAAAAGGAGGTTGTTGTCAACCTCCCTATGCAACTCAGGCTCGCCACCAATTCTTTAACTGGAAATTGGAAACCAGGCGGAGAAAGAATTCCCCATCCGCACCACTTGCTCTTGTGAGAAGCAAGAAACTCTAAGAGGTCATATTGACTCCACCACTTGGTTTTAAGAAACCAAGAAAAGTTGGGTTAACTTTGATATTTCGGATATACCAAAGAATGCACATAAAAATAATACATCCCAAAGTTTAAGTTTGATAGCAAAAGGTACTGTAAGTAATCCCCCAATACATTTTAAAACCAAACCATTTTTAAAATCTCCCCATAACATGATTTGATAACCAATTATAAGAAAGAGATTACCAAGATATCGTAAGATACTTGTTTTTGACATTAGGGGTTTGCTCCCGACCAGTGCTGTTAAAGTCCATCCGTGACTATTTAATCATTATCTCTCACATAACAAGGAACTCTATCAGGATCTAGCCAACGCGCATAGTCAATGTCTTCAATAGCAGTAGTACATTGTAGACCGTTATCAAAAAGATAAATGTCATTCCATCGTTTGGTATATTGATTTTGTTTTTGCAAACGATAATCAGGTTTACCGTTAATTTCAAGGATACCAACTTCTACAAATCGATATCCTTCACGTTCCAGAAGAACTTTTGTCATGCTACTTCAACAGATTCCAGATCAACAAGAACATATTCCATAAGCATTTCATAATCATCCAAAGGATCACCAGAAAATACTACACCTTCATTTTCATAATAACGACGAACCTTTTTGTAAAGTTTTGGATTCTTCACATCAAGGTAGAATTCACCATTTGCTGCACCACGAAGGGTTTGAACGTCTTTTTTGAATTTGGAAGTAAGAGTCATTGTTTTGATTGTTGACCTTGTTATTATAGAATGTTGATATTTGAAAGTCAAGTAGGACGCTTTGATAAGTGTCCAGTGCTCCTTGAGGGGATCGAACCCACCTGAGATCGATTATGAGTCGATTGCTTTCACCAGATAGCTAAAGGAGCAAGGTAGGGATGCCTGGACTTGAACCAGGATGACTCCGTTATAAGCAGAGCGCATTGACCTTTATGCGACACCCCCTTAAGACCAAATCATTATAGGAGATTTGGAACCCTTCGTCAAGACCCTTCTTCGTGGTCTGTGTGGATTTTAACTATCTCTTCAAAATCCACATTTGCTTCGTTGCATATACTAACCACTTCTTTATAAGGAACCATTAATGCATTTCCGTGTTCGCTTTTGATGAGTAGGGTTTCTCCGTTTTCTACTCTATTCATAAGATTATCAAAATTTGACTGAAACTCTTCAATTGTAAAAGATGGAAGTTCTTCGATTTCTTGATTCATTTTCATAAAGTGATTTTATGAGTCGGAGTATTCGGATTTGAACCGAAATTATTCCTGCTCCCAAAGCAGGTGCCATGACCAAGTTAGGCGATACTCCGTTACTTCTCTCTATGTATATAGATAATACCAGCAAATGGAATGATTGTCAACCCACACCCGCAAAGAAAGAGAAAGAAAGGATTTACTGCGAGTGCTTCAACGATATGGAAAATCATTGTGGATATGCGTGAGTAAGTGCCCAAATGATGAGCAATCCTATTATACCAAAGATTGTCATTGCTGTATATATGGTACTATTCATCTTCTTCGTCCTCGTATGTAGAAGGTTCTTCAAAAAGTTCATTCATCTTTTGTTGTAAAACTCTTTTTTGTAGTTCTTCTAAATCTTCTTCTGACATTAGTTTAAAGTGATTTTAAGCCAAGGTAGTATTGGTGGAATCACACCAATCAGTCGGAGTAGTCCTTCAGCAAATAAAGCAAGAACCACCCAACCGACGCACATACTAATGATAGAAGCATTACGGTTGTGTCGTCGTATTGCTGCATCAATCATCTCCTGAACTTCAGATCGACTTACAAACTCATCATAATCTTTATCCATTCCAAACCTCACGCACAAATTTTCCAAACATAGTCAAAACTTGACGATCACATTCACTATCATTTGATGGAGGATTCCATCCCTGATCAATGACAAAATCCAAAAAAGAATATACTGATGCAGACATTCCAATCCCAACTCGGACTAAAGATGCCATAAGGTATGATTTTTTTAGAAAATTATTGTCTTTATATCTTCCATCAAAATTTAAAAGAGTCATTTTTATTCTCCAAAGTGTTTGACAGAGGATCTCTTTTTGTTCTCACAATTTCAACTGCTCTTTTGTAAAAGATATTATCAGTATTACCAGAAGATTCAAAAGATTCTTTAATTTTCACCCAATTATTATAGGTGTGTTGATCCATTTTTAGGATGCATATTACTACTATATACTAGTTCTGCACTTTTGAATGGCAACATTTTGTGTTCAAAACGTAACACTGTTGAAGAAATTGTTAAATTTGTAACTTTTCTAAACGGAAAGGGTGGGATTCGAACCCACGGTGCTACTAACACGGCAGTTTTCAAGACTGCTGCCATCAACCACTCGGCCACCTTTCCAATATTAAATCCTTAACGGACTTCAAAATCAAGTCGTCTCACTTTACGTTGACGACGTGCTTCTTGCCAAGCAATATCTTGAGAAGTCAGCACATTTGTTTTTTGATTTTCTTTAAAAGAGTTTAGCATAACAATGCGAGATAAGTCAAGTGCTGAAATCTTATCTCCACGTATTGTTGCCATATTTGGACAACCACATGTTACTGTTTTTGATGGATGTCCTAATAATTCTTTATTACAATCTTTACATCTTATTGATAACATTGTTCCTCATCCTTATCACTGCAAATGTGATCTTAACTGCCATACAAATTTACCATGTGATTCCATTAAATCTTGAACCAAATTTGCTGTTGCATATTGTTTTTGATTTTCCGACTCTTCCGAAATCTCAGTCATTAACTCACAAAACTTTTTATTATTATCTAGCAGTTCTTGAAGCATTTCTTTTGCTCCAGTTGAACTTGCTGCTTCTTTAATTTGAGTTACCTCAAGCGTTCTTGAAAGAGAACTTAATGGTTTTACATTTAAGTATCTCATATGTTCAGAGAGACGATCAATCTCTTCAAACATTGTTTCATACTGTCCACCAAAGAGTTGATGAAGTTGAGTAAAATCTTCACCAACTACATTCCAATGAAATGCCCAAGTTTTATGAAATAAAACAAAAAGTGATGACTGAGCATCACTTAAGAGTTTAAACAGTTTTTCCATTATACTCTTTTTATTTGTATTTATCAAGTGGGAGCAGAGGGATTCGAACCCCCGACATTCTGCGTGTAAAGCAGACGCTGCTACCGCTGAGCTATGCTCCCATTTCCCCTGGCTGGGAATCGAACCCAGTTTCTATGTGGATTGTCACCCTGTCCTTACCAATAGACTACGCAGAGGATGTGGTAGGTGGAAAGAACTTTACCTATGTTCTTCCTCTTTACTTCTTCCATTCGGACATTTCCAACCAGAAGGGGTATTTGGCACCTACAGAACGGTGATGAGTGTCCATCACCAGCGGAAGACACTTTCCGCAACTTTCACCGCATTAGAGGGCGGTGAAGATATGATAGAATCGGACATTTCCAACCCTATCAACTGGGGCGGCAGGGATCGAACCTGCGACCTAGATGTTAACAGCATCCCGCTACTACCGCTGAGCTACACCCCATTACGTTGTTCATTATGTATTTCTCGATGGCAGTTAGCACATACAAGAATACATTTGTCTGCTTCTATCTTTTGTTTTTCAATAGAAGCGGTGGTTCCAAGATTTTTAGATTCCTTGGTATTTGGATCAAGATGATGAAACTCTAAAGCAGCGATGCACTTATCGTATCCACAACGTTGACACTTACCACCCTTATATTCTACCAGAAGAAGTTTATTTTGCTTACGTCTTTTAATAACGCTTGCTTTGTTTGCTTCTTTACGATCAGCATAAGTTCTGGTTTCTTTTGACATATGGTAGAAGTTTTATTGTTCTACCATATTTATAATGGATTACTTTTTTCTTCCTTATGAAGTTTGAAATAAAGTTTATAAAATCGTTTCTTCATTTCGTCAAGAATTTCCATATCATCCTCAAATCCCATATATTTGGTAAGGACATATGAACCTTCAAGTTCACTTAGAAGTCTTGCGATGTTTATAGAATTAACTTCTTCCTTCATAAGAAAAAATAAGTACATGAAAATCTATAGATTTTCAAGAGCGAATGACGGGGTTCGAACCCGTGACACCAACTTGGAAGGATGGGATGTTACCGCTACACCACATTCGCATATGAGACAATCATAAACTATTTAAGTTTGATTGTCAAGTGTCGTTGAAAGGACTTGAACCTTCATGGATTAATCCACTGGAACCTAAACCCAGCGCGTATACCAATTCCGCCACAACGACAAGATGGAGTAAGTGTGATATACCTCATAAGGATATAACAGTGACTTACCCTCTATCACTTTTATATATTAGACCAGTTCTTGTGTGGTGTCAAGTCTAAGTTCTGAGTGTATTTCTCTATGACAATTAGCACAGACACATATGCACTTATCAAGTTCTTTTTTCTGGTCTTCCCATTTTCTTAATTTCATATTCCCAAAATTTTTATCTTTTTGAGTTGGGTCTATGTGATGAAATTCTAAAGCATCAATACATTTATTGTATCCACATTTTTCACATTTACCTCCTTTATATTCAACTGCCTTCTTTTTACTATTTTTCCACCTATCGGCATTATAACTGTTATGACATTTTTTACAATTTGCCTGCCATACTTTTTTATTTTCACGCCAATATCCAGTTTCTTCATTTAAAGAAATTCCACACTTAGAGCAATTTTGTATTGGTTTTCCATCAATTCTAATAATATGATTTTCTCCAACATAACCATCACTAAATGATTTATTTACTGTCTTCAATTTATACTTATTCAACCAATATCTAACAGTTGTAGCACTTTTATCTGTTTGCTTAACAATATCTCTTATAGACATTTTTTGATCTATGAGAGATTTAAGAATAGAATATTCCATTAGTTCAGTGGATATATATTATTATTTATACTACTAAACTATTATAGCAGGCATACTTGGATTCGAACCAAGGATAAGGCTTTAGAAGAGCCGTGTGATAGTCCACTTCACTATATGCCCTTAAGAGCCCTCCTTGTTTGTGCTTCTATGAGAGGCATAGGAGGGGTGAGATTTACATGAAGTTTGGACCTTCAAAACTCATGAGACAATCATACCAGTTTAGGATTTGATTGTCAAGTGGGCAGGGAGGGATTTGAACCCCCGTAGGCAGAGCCAGTGGATTTACAGTCCACCTCCATTAACCACTCGGACACCTACCCAAGTTCTTTTATTGTACTACTCCTGTTTACAGTCGTCAATCCAAGAAGAACAAAGTCTCATTTCACCTCCAAGTTTCTTACACTCTTCAGTATAACACTTAGAAGTATCTAGAGCCTTCTCTTTCAACCTCGACAAAGGTATTCTAGATGTATCACCATCCTCTGTCAAGCGTTCATAGTCACGTATTGCTTTATCTACATCACGTTCTACTCTTCGCTTTATAAGGTTAGGGTCTTGCCTTATAACATCA